GGACTGGTCGGTGAATCATCAACCACAATATCGTATTCAAAGGCCATTTTATCTTTCATCAATGGGATGTAATTCGCACCCTGTTGACCAACAATCCTAATTAACCGACCATCTGCTATGAACTCCCGAATGAAATAAGCCAGTATCTTTCCATCAGCTTTTCGATAGCGTCGAAGGGAATCAAAGAAATTTGCCAGAATCGTAATACCTGATTGCTTTCTCGTCACCTCAAGACCGATAGGCTGATCGCGATCCGCTTGACCCAATAATTCCAGATTAACGCCGGGGATATCATTAATCGCTGTGATGGCATACGTTAATAGATTAGCAATACCTTGCGGGTATTCCGGCGATTGCTTTTCCTTAAGTTTAGCAAGCCCACCTGAATTTAAAACAGTCACACTAGCAGGATCAGATACCTGATCTTCGAACTTTCGAATGTTATTAACGGCACCTACTTCAACAAAATAACCACCTTTGGCATTCGAGTTCAAAATATGTTGTATTTGCGATAACCATTTATTCGCCCAGCGCTGAGGGTCTTTCATCATGCGTACAAGACCGAACCATTTGTTCTTATTCCGATCTCTAATACCCGTCATGCACTTCAGCGTAAAATCATTACATTTGATCTTATACTTAGCAGCAAATTGATCGCCCACCATGATGTATTGATGATAGACACGTTGCTTGGTCTTGATAACTTTCACACTTTGAGGAAGCACGACATTTTTAACCAAGTCATAGCGCTTTTTATCAATCGTGACCACATTGCCTTGCTCAGTGATAATGATGTAAGCAGGAACTAATTTGTAGCATTGATAAAGAACAACGGCGACTTTACCTGATTCCATCATCTTACTGGATTGGTCATTTTGATATTTCCAATCATTATCAGCATCATGAGGCGCACCAGAGTTATCAACGCTGTCACCCCAAAATGCACCCGTATTAAACGATTCAAGTTCAGGATACATGGAGCGTATTTCTTTCACGCTATAATCTTTTACATACGCTACCCACTTGGCATCATCATAGTTTCTCTTTCTGGAATCAGGATCAACCAAGGTGGTCAATGGATCAATTCTATCTTTGATCACCATCCCTTGTGGGTTGGTATCATAATCCATGCGCGTCTCTGTCCAACCTTCACCGCAAATCAAATCGTCCTGAAAGGATTCTGACTCTTCATCCTCAGCCCCATTTTGATCACGAACCCACTTAGTGGCTTGGTTCATGACATCACTATAACCGGAATCATTAGGTTGACCAGGGGGAGAATCAGGCACAATATTACGCGCGTAGTAACGTACTTCCTGCCTATTTTGAATCTCAATACCAGAAACGGCATTAATGGTACGTACAATTCGATTGAATACAACAGCAGGACGTTTCTCTTCGTCTAGTTTAGTCTGATCTTCATCTGACCATTGATCGCCGGCAAAGAATGCATAATCTTCTCTTGCCTCTTGTCTCCATTCAGACCGATCATTACGTGAGCGTCTTAAATTTTCCTTAATCTCAAGACGCAAAGCCTCTTCATCAATATCATCGTCCTTGATATCTTCCATCTCATTATCTTCACGCTGACCAAGCACTTCCGCCGGATTTTCTGCGTTTGCCGCCGGAATACCGTTCGGATTTCTCATCATCATAGTCTAACCTCGGCCATAGTGCGTTGAGTTCTGAATCAATAATGCGCGATTGACAATCCAGCATGTCATCATGTACTGGTACCGGAAATGCTGAGTATTCTTCATTAATATAAATCTCCACCAAGTTCTGGTTCTTGCCTTGGTAATCCTTTCGAAATAATGATTGTGGGAATAACCAACGATGCTGCTCAAGACTTGGTATAAGCCGCTTGATACGGTCATTTTTAGGAAGCTGACCACCCAATTCTATAATCTCAAAATAGTAATTTTCACGCTGCATACGTTCTTTTAAATATTCCACATCCGCTTGCATGCCATATTTTTCATAGCCAACACCCATGGGTCGCCACTTGCGATGCAGTCTAAATACATAATCACCGCGCTCGGTTAGATTTAGTCTATCCCTCACTAAATCTAGTACGCGATATTTCTCATCAGTTCCTAAACCAAGCACCCACATCGATGTATAGTCACTGGATTTCTTTTTCTCACTTGCAGGATCAATAAGTAAATAAACATTACAACCTGCATGTACGTTATCTGAATCATGAAACCGAAGCCAATCTAGGTTTAGGACTTGCGACTCATCCGCTAATGGGTTTTGCAGCATTTGGGTGGCAAACGTATAGGCACCCATTTTCTGTCGACGTTCATCTAATCTTGCACGCGTCCAAAAGACAGGAGCTCCATCCTCTTTGCCATTATCGGTTGCGGCATATATTCGAGGAATAGCTGCCTTTCGGCTAATAATGTCGCGATAAAGATCATTAAAATGATAACGTGTGCCAATGTATCTCTCAAAACCCCCATCCACCCCTAAGTTAATAGACATTTCCCAGCGTTCTAATGTCTTTCTGATACTATCTGGCGTGCCAACAGATTGTACGGTGACAACGTCATCATAGATTCTGACAAAGAAATGTTTACCAGTCGGTTGTGATTCAACGACACCCCACGCTTCTATCGTACTCTCTTTGGGATTGCCTTTACGCTTAACCACCAGACCATCATATTCAGACCATTTCACCGCCTCTTTAGATGGATCATCCCATAATATATCTGGGAAAAAGGATTTCAAAAGCCGATTACTTTCTAACTCACGTTTAATCTGTCTTAAGAATCCAATCGCAATGGGTCGCGTATGACTGAATATGCCAAAGGTTGGCTCAATCCCATTCCATTTAGGTAATGGATTATCACCGTGACTCGCCAAGATATCTTGAATGGTAAGCGCAAATGTAATGATGCTTGATTTATAGTGTTCACGTGACCATAAATCTAAATAACCATTGGGATTATCTTGCACCTCTTTGCATCTTGCTAACAACCAAGGATGCTCAATATCCTCACGATTAAATCCATAGCGGATTAAAAAATATAAATCACTACGGAATAATTGACGATAAAGTTCAAACGATTCTTTAATGAGTAATTCTTTTAAATAACAAAATAACTTTTTGTATTCTTCAATCGTAGATACGGACATTCATTATACTTCATAAGAGAATTTTAATCGTATTTCTCTAGTTGCATTGTTTTGATCTGCCCCTGTAAAAGAACTTGGCGCCAGTAGCAATGTAGCAATATAAGAAAGCGCAATGGTTGTTCCGCTTTGTAAAATCTGACCACGCATATAATAACCCGTCGTATTATTATATCCCCAACCGCAATCAAAGGTAGCCGATTGGTTAATGCTGGCACCTGCTGTTACTGGTAAAGCCACGTTAAATTGGCCTGTCCCCGCTCCTTCTGCACCACCATCGCCAGTTAGGTAAACATCAGCATGCACAGTGCTTCCTATGCGGGTATATCGACCCGCGTTCGTCGTATAAACAGGAACCGTGTTACCCGCACCACCCACGAGTGTTACAGTCGGTGTAAAGGTTGTCCATGTTAGGTAATTAGCGAATAAATCAGTGCCACCGACTTTAACGCCGACATTGAAATTGGCGGTAGCCGATGCCGATAGCGTCCCCTCAACCGTTGCGCTTGTCTTAAATATCACCGCCGCACTAAGTGTGGTTATTCCTTCAACCGTAAGTGTAGATTTTGCAACCGCAGCACCCTCAAGCGTTATCGTTGTTTTCACAACAACTGCGCCACTCAAAGTGGTCGTTCCTTCAACCAATGCTGTGCCTTTCAATACAGCATTACCAGATAATGTCGTCGCTCCTTCCACGTTTAATGTGGTTTTCAGCACAGCCGCACCGCTGACCGTTAAAGTGGTCATTAAAGTAGCCGCACCCGATAGAGTGCTGGCACCTTCCACTAGTAACGTTCCCTTAAGGACTGAGTTACCAGAAAGAGTTGTCGCACCTTCTACATTCAATGCGGATTTCATTAACGCATTGCCTGATACGGTAACAGTTGTATTGAAATGAGCAGCTCCACTAAACGTGGACGCCCCTTCAACTGTGAGTGCATCTTTTAGAACAACTGCCGCTTCATGTGTCGTCACGCCCTTTATAGTAGCAGCGCCAGACAGGGTTGATGCGCCCTCCACTAACAACGTACCTTTAGCAACGACATTTCCACTTAATGTTGATGCGCCCTCTACATTTAAAGTAGTTTTTAATACCGCTGCGCCTGAAACAGTTAAAGTATCTTCCGCTAATAATGCAGCTTTAGCGACAGTTGCACCCTCTAAAGTAGTTGTCCCTTTATGCTGTGCAGCGCCGGAAATAGTAGCCGTCGTATTAAAATGCGCAGCCCCTGAAAAAGTACTCGCACCCTCAACTAACATTGTCGTCTTCATTGTCGCTTTACCAGAGACAGTCAACGTCGTTTTTAAAGTTGCGGCACCTGATATCGTCACAGCGCCATCAAAAGTGGATGCAGGTGTACCAAGCATCGTCGTCAATAATGTCATTAGGCAAGCTCCCTTGATATCAGGATAATACTGCGGGCAGCAGTTTCAGTATCATTACTGACTATTTTAAGATACCGAACACCAACTAAATCACCTGGATCAATTGCATATGCACGCCCTTGCGTCACTGTCACACTTAATGCTGTATTGGCTGTGTTATACAAATCATAGAATGTCACGTTATCAGGTGATGATTGAAATGAAATGGCTGTTCCTGTAAATGCGGCGGGCATAATGATTTGCACAAGGCCTCGACCTTTTAAATCAACTGCACCTGATGTTGTCGTGCTGATAGCAATGGTTGCAACATCAGCCATGAAATTTCTGATAATATTATTTAATACATCCGCCATGATTATCATCCTTGATAATTTTTGAGTAAATTTTCTCTAATTCGTCCGAAGCATTTTTTTGATTCGCATCAATCTGAAGTTCTGATTTATTTTCTGATTTAATTGGCGCATCAGCGCCCACAATCTTTCTCACATCTTCTTTCGCTTTCATATAAACCTGAAGATAGCGAGGATCACCATCTTGATCTTTTTCTTCGTGGTATTGCTCAACTTTACCTGTTACCCCACCTGATGCTGTACCCAAGGCTTTCTTACGCTTAGTAATTGCAGATTCTTTGCTACGTTCCCATGCTTGATATGCTTCATCCGCAATATTACTTAACTCGCCGATTTGTTCGAGTTTGTGTTTCTCGATTGAATCCATATTCTTTTCGCGATAGCGATTATGCAATCGATTAAGTATTTTAGAAACACCGCCGAAGGTAATTCCTATTTCTTGAGCGATACGCTCATAAGTCGCACCACGCATACGCATGTGCCAAACTTTCTTCTCTCTTTCGATTGTAAGTGTTTTAGATAGCTTATTTCTAGGCATTTTGTACTCCTAGGCCTAATATTTGTACTGGCTATTAGACAAGAGGACTGAATTCGTTAAACGATTTACCACTTGATTCTAGCATACTGACTCTCTATAGTTGCTTGATTAAATTTTCCCATGTTAAATCTTGATAATAAAGACCATTCTTTTTTCCACCTTTTGCTTGGCCATAATATTCAATATTTTTATCTCTTATACAAATACTATTAGACTTAACTCTATCATCAAATTTCAAATAAAAAACTTTTCTTATATCTAAAGCTACTAAAGCAAAAGCGTCAAAATCTGATTTTTCATAAAATTTATTACCATTTTTTCCCGATCTTTTTATATGAAAAAAATAGGTTGGATTAGCATGAGAAGCAAGAATTCTCATTTTTTTGGTGGTTTTAACTTGCAATCTTATTAGCTTATTATTATGAATAGCAATTATGTCAAAATTAACGCCCTCACCAGTATCAAAAGCTTGTATATTATTTAATAACAAATCTACCAGTGTCAAATATTGACCTGCTCTACCAACATTCAATTGTGTGCTTACCATAAATCATTTACAACCCATGTAAAACACATAATTGTACATTATTATTTTTTATTTTTCTCATAAAATTCATGGGAACATTTTGGGCATATAATCATATTTTTTGGCGTTTCATCCTCATCACATAAACCTTCGTTCAATACTTCAAGTGTCGGAAATTTCACACCAAATTCAGCAAAATCAAAATCCGGCAGTTTCGCTAATTCAAGTTGTAACTTATCCATATCATCCGATGACATCTCGGCTATTTTATTGTCGAGTACTCGATAAGCCGCTATTTCATCAGGTGTGAGATCGTTTGCGTATTCACATGGGATGCTTTCCAATCCAGCCACTGATGCAGCTTCATATCTTGCATGGCCAGCCACAATGACATTTTGACTATCAAGTAAAATACTGCCGCGGAAACCAAAACGTTTAATGCTGTTTGTAATCGCTTCCAGTTGTCTAACAGGATGATGTCTTGGGTTGTTGTCATAGGGTTTTATCTCGTGGATTGGAACCATTTTAATATTCATTAGCCAACATCCTTTTAGCCAAAAACAATTTACTTTTTTTGAAATTTAAGAGAGAGAAATAACTTAGAAGTGAAACTTATAACAGTTTGCCATATTCTATCTATTTCGTGCGGCACAAACAAGCTCAATCAACCTTCTTGTGCACTTAGTAATCCAGATAGCCACACCCGCGCACCATCTAGCCTGGCATAGAAAGTCCGTTTGGATATCCCTAGGAAATTCGCAATCTCTTTAGCAGGTTTACAGCTTAAGTAATAGAGCATGATCGCCTCATAGAAATCCGGGTAGTCATAACTCATTCGTTTTAACCAGTGATCGAACTCTCCGGCTTGAATATTACTAATCAAAGGGATGGATCTAAACTCACCGCGTAGCTCAAGGGCGCCATCTAAAAATAACGAAAGGGCTGACTGTTTGGGGTAGCCATCGCGCCCTGCTTCCACTTCCACCCACCATCTTGCCCAACTACGCAAACGACTTTCGACCCTGGTATCAAACATCCTTGTCCTTAAACTTTAAGTACGCCATGACCAAGCCTAATACGACCAATTCAACCCATCTGGCACCATTAGATAATTGATGGAATTCCTGTTGAGAAATCTTGCCATCAGCGAGTGCCAGCATGAGTTCAGCGACAAAGGGAATACCGACCACTTTAAACAAATGACGCTCGAGAAATTCAATGAGTTTATCCATCTCACTCTCCTTGTAAAATGATATTGATTATGTAACATCTTGCCAAAATCAGGGGTACTCTACATACCTAATATCAATCTGTTGTCAAAATAATATTGCTGTACGCGCGTGTCAGCCAACCTTCCAGATATTTCTCCATCTTAGCATTCCTGGCTACAATCATGCGATAAATTGCGCTTGCTTCCGATTTCAATGCAGGGAGTAACCGATCCGGTTTACACATGTTGAGAGCAGTAATTGATTTAAGTCCGATATGACCATCTTCAACCAAAATAATCCCAACCACAGATCGAACGGCACGTTGTGCTACCTTGTTAGCCTGATAGGAACCCATGTTAACAGCGAGATCAAATATCTTGGTTGCCACAAATTGATCTGCAATCTTTTCATACCCATTTTTATCCCAAAAGGTTAATCGATATAATCGAATTGCCTCATCTTTTTTGAGTAATTGGATATCTCGCGCATTAATATGACCGTCTTTATCAATATCACCATCAGGCCAACCATCATGATCCAAATCACCCACTTGGCGCAAAAAACGAAGACTGATGCCATAATTGGTTGCTTGTCCTGAATCAGATTTGTCATCCACATAGCGACCTTCATGTAACAAAGTGGTAGGGATTGCTCGCTCGAAAGTGGCCATGATTAATCATTCGGTTTACAGAAATCGAGTTTATATTCTAACGCACCCTGTCTACCTTCCAGTAAAAGAACCTGGTCTTCCAAATCTTGAAGTCTTGTATCATTATCACGCAATACAT